ACCCTCAACACTCTGGGGTTCTAAATAATATATGATTGAATAAGTTATGAATAGGATTAAACGTAATGGATCAACACATAAATGGCGAGGAATTAGACGAGCAGTATTACAACGAGACAACCACACCTGCTACTACTGCGGACTACCTCAAGCTACTCACGTCGATCACATCACACCCATCAGTAAAGACGGGACAGATGAATTCAGTAATCTCATTAGTGCTTGCAAAAACTGCAATCTTTCTAAAGGAACAAAAACACCAGAGCAATTCCAAGAAGACAGAGCAACAAAATTGATTAAACAACACAAAAAAGGTGGTTTTTTTGAACAGGATAAGACATCACCGACCCCTGCTACTTTTATTTCCCCAAAAGGGCTTAAAACGCCGTTTCAAAAACCAGAACAGGATATTTTAGATGCTTAAGCCTGAAAATCAAAGAATTTTGCCTGCTTTAGATCGGGCGCACGAAGAAGCGTTACGTCAGGGCATCATTACTGATCTTGATGGTGCTGGTATTGCAATGTTATTCACTCTTGCAGGAATTTTGGATTCTGGAACTTTAAAACCTGAGCTGCAGATTAAATATATGACTCAGTTGCAGGCTGGTTTAGATAAGTATGGTTTGAGTTTGTTTGGTCGTAAAGAAAAACCTGACGTAGAAGTTGGTGATGATCCACTTGAACGTATTAGGCAATACGACTCCGAGACTAGAGACCACACCTCACCCGACAAACCTAACTAGAGTTATTGAACTGGGGCATTTAGCTGATCAGATAGAGATGCCATTACTTGATTGGCAAAAATATTTTCTAAACGAGGCTTTAAAAGTTGATGATGAAAACAATTTTGTTTATCGTCAAGCATTGTTAATTGTTGCTCGGCAGAATGGTAAAACTCATTTGTTGAGAATGAGAATACTTGCTGGGCTTTATTTATTTGATGAAGAATTACAGGTTGCAACAGCCCAGAATAGGGATTTGTCTTTAGAAACTTTTAGAAAAGTTATTGACGTTATAGATAATTATGATTGGCTTCGTAAAAAAGTTAAACACATAACAAGAGCTAATGGTCGGGAAGAAATCCAATTAAAAAATGGTTGCAGATATAAAATCATTGCACCCAATTCTTCAGGTGCTAGAGGTTTATCAGCTGACGTAACCTACATTGACGAAATCAGACAACACAAAACATTTGATGCCTATGCTGCACTACAATTCACAACACAAACTAAACGCAACTCACAAAGTTTTTATGTATCTAACGCTGGTGATCATTCATCAGTAGTATTAAATGCTTTACGTCAAAGAGCTTTAGACAAAATTGAAACCAAGTCAGATGAACCACTTGTGTTTATGGAATGGTCAGCCAAACCTGACAGAAAACTTAATGACGTTGAGGGCTGGCAAGAAGCAAACCCAGCACTAGGTAGAACCATAACTTATGAGTCAATCAAAGCAGGACTTAATTCACCACCCGAAATATTTCAAACAGAAGTATTAAGCCAATGGGTGGAAACAATGAACTCTGCATTCCCAGCAGGATTATTTAACCAATTGGTGCAACCAAATTTGACACTTAAACCAGATAGACCAACTTGGTTAGGTTTAGAAATATCACCTGAACGTGATATGTGGGCATTAACAGGAACACAAATACTTGAAGATGGAACAATAGCTGTTGGTCTTATGGAATACCAGGTAAATGACAGACCAATAGATGACCTGGTTATTGCTGGACGTGTAGCTGATTGGGCTAAACATTATCGAGCAGAAGAAGTCATAGCAAATAGATTTACTTGCGACAGCGTTGTTGGCAAACTTCGTCAAGCAGGAATAAATGCAAACGTAATTCTTGGATCAAACTATTTTAAAGCGTGTGATGAAACACTAGCTGCAATGTCAGGTAACAGAATAAGCCACTCAAACCAACCAGAATTAACCGATAGCGTAAATAAATGCACAAAAAAATTAAACGAAACAGGTTCTTGGTATGTAGTAAGAGCTAAAAAAGCAACAGCAGCAATCTCAATGATTTTAGCAATCCATAAAGCAGAAGAATACGGCCAAAGAAGCCAACACGATATCATAGTTGTTGCTTGACATACATAACAATTTGATAAAGAATAGGAATTTATGGGCTTCTGGCAAAACTTACTCGGCGTTACCCCTCAAGAGGACGCAAATAAATTAGATGCAGCCGTAGCACCATACAATTATCAAGAATATTCACAACCATTCAATGCTTTTGGATTATCAACAGTTTTAAGATCACAAGCAATGCAAGTTCCAGCAGTTGCAAGAGCTAGAAATATTATTTGTGCAACTATTGGATCATTACCTTTACAAGTTAGACGTGAGTCAAACAATTCCGAAGTTCCAACACCACCATTTATTAGACAACCCGATCCAAGAACAACTGGTCAAGTTGTATATACATTTCTTGCAGAAGATTTACTTTTCACAGGTAACGGATATTTACAAATATTAGAATTAGGGCAAGATGGCAGACCATTATCAGCACAATGGATAAGTGCATCAAGAGTTGGAAAAATAATTGACCAAACAAGTGCAACTGTTACAGGTTACACGATTGATGGTGGCAAAATACCTAATTCAGGACTTGGATCACTAATACCATTTACAGGATATGACGAAGGACTTTTAAACAGAGCAGGAACAACAATACTTACTGCACTTGCATTAGAAAAAGCAGTTAAAAGATTTGCAGACGAACCAACACCTAACGTTGTATTGAAATCAAACTTGCCAATGCCAGCAGATAGAGTTACAGCCCTATTAAATTCTTGGAAAGAAGCACGCAACACTCGTGGAACAGCTTTTGTCAATGACACAATCGATTTTCAAAGCATAGGATTTAGCCCAGAACAATTAACGCTAAACCAAGCACGACAATATATGGCTTCCGAAATTGCTAGGGCTTGTAATCTCCCAGAATATTATGTGGGTGGTAATGCTGGTGGCTCAATGACATATTCAAACGTCACAGCTGAAAGACGTAACTTAATTGATATGTCTTTACGTCCTTTAATGCATTGCATAACCTCAAGATTAAGCGATATTGACATAACACCAAGAGGTTCTTATGTCAAATATGATTTAGAAGAATTCTATTCACCATCAGCAAGTGAAAGAGCAGACATTTATCAAAAACTTATCCCACTAGGAGTTATGACGATTAGTGAGGCAAGAGAAAGAGAGGATTTAATCGGTGACACTAATTAAATTCAGCACAGATATTATATCTGCCAATTCATCAAAACGTGAATTAACAGGTGTAATAGTTCCATTTGGAAAAGTTGGTCACACAAATATGGGTGACGTAGTATTTAACGCAGGATCATTAACAATAGGTGATGGCATTAAATTATTTACAGAACACGATATGACAAGACCAATAGGAAAATTAAAATCCTATGAAGAAAACAGTTCAGGAATAATTGGAACATTCAAAATTGCAAGAACCAATGCAGGTGATGACGCATTAGCAGAAGCACAAGAAGGACTTAGAACAGGTTTTTCAATCGGTGCAACTATTGATGACTATGTAACAAACAATGAAAATGTTATTGTCAATGCAGCAACATTAAAAGAAGTTTCACACGTCACATTCCCAGCATTTGGCGAAAATGCACAAATAACCGAAGTAGCTGCAAGCGCAGAAACTTCACAACCACAAGAAAGCGAGCAAACTATCGTGTCAAACGAAGTAACTCCAGAAATCAAAGAAGAAGTAGCCGTAGAAGCTACTCCTGCTGTTGATGCTGCAGAACGTAAAGTTATGCCAGCAATATTTACAGCACCAAGAAGCCCAATCAATTCAAAAGCTTCTTATTTAGAACATTCCATTAAAGCAAAACTTGGTAACCAAGACTCTGCTCAATGGGTAATGCACGCTGATGCACAAGCATCAAACTTAATGACAGCAGCTGACGATAGTTTCACAACTAACCCAGCATTCAAACCTGTTCAATACGTTTCAACAGTTGTTGATACTTTAATCGGCTCACGCCCAGCAATTGATGCAATCGGATCACGCGCATTGCCAGCTGCAGGTATGACCATTTCAGT